TAGAAGCAACTTGTTTTAGCCCCTTGGAATGGCGGGGTATCAGCATCCTCACGCCTTGATTGGACCAGTAACTGGCCAAGCGTGTCTGGAAAATCGATGATGACGCTGGCCTCAGATTCAGACTGCCGGCCGCCGTCATCCTCGAACTTGACTAGGATCTCGCCTTCCACCAATGGGACGATTGCCTCGGTGGCACTTCCCGATTTAGCCTCAACCAGATCGACGCTGTTCCCCCATGTTCCGCTGCCATCGGTGAGGTTGGTGTGACGGATGTGAACGCGACCGCCGACCTTGACATCTAGATCAACCGTTGCCGCCCACCGCAACCGGCCCGAGTTGGCGTTGATTGCCTCAAAGGTCAACTCCTCCACATTGCCAGGGGCTGCGGTCTTACCAACCGCTGCAAACGTGAGCACGGCAGGCTGGTTGCTGGGCGTGTTTGAGCCATTGAGGCTGTAGACATTGATCGTGTAAGTGTCAGCAACTGACTCAAGGATTTCGTAGTCGGTCCTTGGAACCACCACGCTGGTCCAATTGCCTTCGCTTTGCCGATACTGGACGCGATACTGACTTACGCCGGGAATGCTATTCCAGCTGGCGATGATCTTAACCTTGGCCTGGCCCTGCGACTCGTAGAAGGTCTCCCTAGCCGATAGGCCGTTTGGTGCGATTGGCGGCTCGTTCAGCTGCGTGATCACCCGCGGCTGCAGCGCTGCACCTCGTTCGACGTAGTCATATTTGCTCGGGTCGTAGGTCAGCGCTGTGATCTCGTATTGCGCCTGATCGGTTTCGGTGACGCTGAGCACCCGCCAGAGGGTGGTGTTAACGGTTGAGTTGTTGATCACCCAGATGCTGTTCACGTTTGGCGCCACGCTGAACGCGGACGCGACCGTGATCACAGCGCCAGTGATGCCACTGATCGCCTTGGTTTCTACCGTGCCATCAGGCATCACTACCGAGATGGTCGGCGTGCCAGTGATCGGCAGGCTTGTCTCGGTGGTGTCGTCCACCGTGATCGTGCTAGTCGTTGCTGCAGCGATGCGGCCACCTCGGCGGACGCCAGACTTGACTGGATCGGCAATCGAGATTACAGCGCCCGGACGCACCAGCACACCGGCATCAATGGATGCCTTGAACTCGACCACCTCCGTCTCGTAGCCTTCGGAGTAGAGCAACCAATCGCCAAGCCTCGCAGCTTGGCCGCGGCTGTTGCAAGCGAACGCTTTGACGTTGGTAGTAACGACGCCATACTTAGCGATAGCGGTCGTGTCCTCGACTACCTCATAGGCCAGGTCCTGTGTTGTGGTGTCCAGATAGCTGACCACCGCGACCGTGTGCCGCGTCTTGAGATCTGAGCCGGTGTACTTAAAGCCTTCCTCGCTGACGTTGGCCAGCGTGAAAAGGTAGCTGGCATCAGTCGGTTTGTCCTGGCTGATTGTGAGCGCACCGGTTGACCAGTACGGCATCACACGCATGACGCTGCAAAGATCATTGATCAGCTTGTATGCCTCTTCCTGGTTCTGGATTAGCGCATTGCAACTAAAGCGTGGCTCGGTGCCGCCAAAGCCATCGTTGACCAGTGTGCCGCAGTATTGCGATGCGGCATAAAACGCGAACTTGTCTAGCTGATTGGCTTTGATGTGATCGCCAAAGCCATAGCGCGTGGATGTGAGCAAGTCGTATAAGATCCAAGCCGGATCACTCGTCCAGGTTGCGGCTGCGAATGTGCCATTCCAAACGCCGACGTAACTGATCGCGCCGGTGGTGGCATCTACCGTGCCATTGTTTGGGATCTGTACCTTGATCCCACGGATTCGATAGGTACGATTCGGAACGCTGCTGAACTGCTCTGCATCGAGCCGCAACGCAACGATCGCACTGTTGGGATATCGAAGCTTCTGCTCAATGATCTCGGTGTAGCTCGACCAGTAAAGATCATTTAGCAGCTGGCCGCTTCCGCTATCATCAGTAACCCGTTGCACGCGGATATCAACCGGGAAGGCGCCAGTGATCGCGACCTTGTAGTCGCGCTGATACTGGTCAGCCGTTCGGCCAGTGATCGTGTCATTGATGACGGTAGTGTAGCCACCGCCGTTATATTGAACCTTGATCAACAGGTTGATGCTGCTGCCGTTGATGTCGCCTTCGTCCGTGAATTGCTCAAGGCGCGGCACCGTGATCGTAACTCGAACAGCATTGACGTTGCTGTCGGTGATTGTGCGAGTCAGCGGCGATGCTTTGAGGACGATTGTGTTGACGGTGTTCTCGTCCTCAATGTCCGAAAATCCAGAGATATAGCTCTGCGCTTGCGTGCCATAACGTGCATCAATAGTAATGTTTTGGAAGTTGTAATCAGCTCCCTGTGGATTCGTTGCATCTGCGCCTTGTCGAAGGATCTGCGTACCATTGAGGAAGATGTCCTTGAGCATGGCCCGGTTGTAGTTGGCATCGCCGCGGGTGTATGCACGAGCTGATGGAAAGCCCTCGATCTCGCCTTCGCTAAGCAGATCGACGAAGGTGCCAAACTGCTTAGACGCCAAGCTGTCCGCATCACGGACCGGCGTTCGGGTTGGTGCGACTACCTGCTGAACAACGGTCTGCCCGCCTCCACCATTACCACCAGCACCGCGAATTAGACTGGTCATGCTTCCACCTGTACGGTGTCGATGCCTGCCGAGATCACGACCGAGCCGATGATGGTTTCGCCGTAGATGATGGGCACAGGTACTCCCTGGCGGCTGGTATTTTGTACGCCGCTGAAGCTGTAGGACTTCTGCGGATCTAGCTCCGTCTCACGTGTGCCGCTGTTGGTGCTTGACAACGCAATCGTTGGCGTTGGCGTCAGCAGCTGGCTAACGCCGCCCAAGATCAAAGCACCGCCGAGCAGGCCCACCTTGGTGACCAGTGAACCGGCCAAGCCCAGGCCGAGGCCCGGGACAAAGATCGCGAGCGCTACCAATGCAATGCCTGCCAAGATCTGGCCGACGCCACCACCAGCACCGCCGATCACGGGGATAATGCTGATTGCTTCAGTCCCAACCGGGCCATGCAGCTGCTCGCCCGGGATCGCATGGTCCCCAACCTTCACCCTGTAATGCCGGCCAGGTTGGCTGATGTGCGCTTCAAGTCCAGGGAAGTTGGCGATCAGAAACCTGACCGCCTCCGCTGCACTATCCACCGCCGCCATGAAGCGCCGCCGTCCGACGAACTTGGCCAGATGCCCATAAAGTCGGATCTCGCGCAGCATGGCCAGCGTCAGCCTGTTGTCAGTGTATCGGCGAACTGATGCCGCAGCCGGCGGCCTGTGCATTTCTGCAACCAGCCGCCATACAGATCGCGGCTGCTCAGCCGACAGCGCAGGTGATGCAGCACCAGCTGGTCGCCGATGTAGACGCCGACGTGGTTCAGGCCCGAGCCCTCGATGCTCATCAGCAAGGCATCGCCAAACTGCAAATCATCCTCAGGCAGCAGCTCGCGGAATCCTGCATCACGCCAGAACTGATCGAACTGCGGCGCCGCCTGAAACTCCGCTGGGGTGGTAGGCCGCGGCCAGTCCGGCAGCTTGATCCCATGCTCGCCGTACCAGTCGCGCGCAAGGGTCCAACAATCGGCAACGGCCCACACCCATTCGCGGCCGATCAGCGGCGCCTTGTAGCCGCTTGGAGCGGTCTCAGACCAAGCGCCTGTCTTCGGGTTGTAGATGTGCCACGGCAGCCCGCTGGCCTCAATGCTGAGCAGATCGGCCTCGCTTGGTTCTGCTGGTGTGATCGGATGGCTATGGAAAATCGCCTCGATCTCGCCGGCATCTTCGGCCGCGGCAAAGTCGGTCGGATCCATGATGAACTGCTCGACATCCGTTGCCAGGTTGTGGCATGGCCAATAGCGCCGGCGACCTTTGACGACCACCAGCAAACCGCACGCCTCGCGGGGGTCGTCGCCTTTGGCGTGATCCATTGCCGCATCGCGCCAGCTCATGAGATGAATGCTCCAATGCCAGGGAAGGATCCGAACGGCAGGGATCCGGTCGATCCAAACCGTAGCTTGCAGCTATCGAGCCGCTTGCCGCAAACATCCAGCGCCAAGGTCGCGACGGATTGATCGCTTGCATTGAAGTAGTTGCTGCCGGTGTAGCTGCATTCAGCAGAGCGGTAGATCCATTGACAGATGCTGCTGATGCACTGGCGCTTTGGTGCGCGCACACCAGCTAGGTCAAACGCTGCAGCGCATTCCCATTCGATCAGCTGGCGGTTCTCGGTTGACTTGCGGCTGAGGTAGTAGATCTCCCGGGGGAACTCCGCGGTAGGGTCTGGCGTGCCGTAGGGATTAGTGCCACCGGTGAAGTTGGCGCCATCGATGTAGCGCGCCATGGTGCGGATCCGGGTCAGCTTGGCGCCGGCCAGGTCGTTGTTCGGCGTGACCGCGTTCACAGTTGCAAGGATGGTGCTCATTGTGCCGAGCACGTTGCTGACCTTGATCTTTGGCCGCGGCAGTTGGCCATTGCCGCTGTACTCAAAACCATCCATCTCGAGCGGCAGCCGCTGGTATGAGTTGCTGTCCCATACCAGTTCGCCGTTGGCATTCATGTTGCTTCCAGCATGGAACCGGTAGACGGTGCTGCTGCCGTGGAGTGCCGTGATCAGCTGCAACTCGAACAGCTCGATCACCGAGCTTGGCGCGATCTTCTGGAGCTCTGAGACTGGAATCGCCATGGCTTACGGCTCAAAGACCTCGACGAAGGTGGCGCTGATGTTGTTGAAGTTGCAAGACCGTAGCGTGGCCTGCCACTCCTT